AAAAAAATAAGACTTATTAAAAAAATAGATAATGCAATTAATGTATTAAATGATACTGAAAAAAAAGTAATCAAAATGAAATGTTTTGAAGGATTACAATATAAACAAATAGGACAAGTTTTAAATATAGATCATAACTATGCATGTGAAGTTAAAAGGAAAGCTATAAATAAAATTATTGACTTAGTTTTTATCAAGGAAAAACTTTGATAAGACTTAGTTTATACTAAATTCAAATGAAGATATCATGTAGTATAATGATATTGTAAAAAAATATAAGGAGGTGAAAATCCTCCTACTTAAATGTGTATATGTACTGAGAGCACCTTAACAGGTGCTTTTTTACATACTTAGCAAAGGCTAAGAAATAATATTTGCAGGAGTGGTGATTATATGTGAGATATAAATTTAATACTAGGTGGAAAGGTAAAAATTTAATTTGCGCCTGTTTATTTGGCAATCCCGCCTGTGATAGATATAAAAAATGTGAAGTGTTGGAATTAAAATTAAATACTTATGGAGATATAGATAAATGTATGAATCATAGATCTTATAAAAGAATTAAAGGAGCAATAAGGCAAAGATAAATTAAGTTATACACAACGTATTGTGGATAATGTGTACAACTCATACTATATATTGTGGTTGTATTATAAAATTAATATTTAAAAAGGAGGGTGGCATTGTGAAGCTAACACCAAAGCAGAAAATATTTTGTGATGAATACCTAGTGGATCTTAATGCCACTAGAGCTTATAAGGCAGCATATAAAAGTATAAAGAAAGATGAAACAGCAAATGCAGCAGCAAGTAGAATGTTAAGGAATGTTAAGGTTAAAGAATATATTGATAAAAGAATGAAAGACAGGGAAAAAAGAACAGAAATTAAACAAGATGATGTAGTAAAAGAGTTTGCAAGCATAGCTAATGATGATATTAAGAACTATCTTTCCTTTAGAACTGAAAAAGTATTTGTTGGCTATGATTCTGATGGCCTACCGGTGCAAGATTATAGAACTATAGTTAATATGAAAGATAGTGACGATATAGATACAAAAAATATATCAGAGATTAGCATAGGTAAAGATGGGCAATTTAAGTTTAAACTTTATGAGAGAGATAATGCGCTTATTCAATTAGGTAAACACTTAGGGATGTTTAAGGATAAAGTAGAAGTTACAGGCAATATGAAAGTTAATAATCCATATGAAAATTTAACTACAGAGCAGCTATTAAAATTAGCTGGTGAAGAAGATGGATAAAGAATTAATACAATTAGGAGCAAAGATAGAACTTGCAAGACGTAAGTTCTTTTTTTATTGCAATTTAAAAGCACCAGATTTTTATAAGCAAGATAGGACCTATTTAGTTGAGCTATGTAATGAGTTCCAGGAGTTCCTTTCTTCTGACGAAGAGGTAATGATAGTAAATGAACCTCCTAGACATGGAAAAAGTAGAACAGCAGGGCTATTTGTTGAATGGGTTCTTGGCAATGATCAGAATGAAAAAATAATGACAGGATCATATAATGAAACTTTATCAACTATGTTTTCTAAGAATGTAAGGAATTCTATACAAGAGGAAAAAGCAGATAAATATAAACCAGTATTTAGCGATGTGTTTCCAGGAGTAAGAATAAAACACGGTGATGGAGCTATGAATCTATGGTCATTAGAAGGTGGATATAATAACTATTTAGCAACTTCTCCAACAGGTACAGCTACAGGATTTGGGGCTTCATTGTTAATTATAGATGACCTTATTAAAAATGCTGAAGAAGCTTACAATGAAGCAGTATTAGAAAAACATTGGGATTGGTTTACTAACACTATGTTATCTAGGCTTGAAGAAGGTGGAAAGATAATAATCATAATGACTAGATGGGCCAGTGGTGATTTAGCTGGTAGAGCATTAGATTATTACAAGGAACAAGGAATAAAGGTTAGACATATATCTATGAAGGCATTAGTTAATAAAGAAAAGAAACAAATGTTATGTCCTGAAGTATTAAGCTATAGGAGTTATAAAAATAAAGTAAAAGCAATGGGTGAGGATATAGCCAGTGCTAACTATCAACAGGAACCTATAGACTTAAAAGGAAGGTTATATAGTGACTTTAAGAAATATAATCATATACCTAAAGATACTAATGGCAACTCATTGTTTACTAGAATTAAAGCTTATATAGATACTGCTGATGAAGGTTCAGACTATTTATGTTGTATTGTTTATGGTGAATATAACAAGGAAGCTTATGTATTAGATGTTTTATATACTAAGGAGCCTATGGAAGTTACAGAAACCGCAACAGCTAAAATGCTTTATGAAAATGAAGTTAACATAGCAGATATAGAGAGTAATAATGGCGGTCGTGGTTTTGCAAGAAGTGTAGAAAGAATATTAAAAGAGAAATTCAATAGCAATAAAACAAAAGTTAAGTGGTTCCATCAAAGTAAAAATAAAAAAGCTAGAATACTTTCTAATTCTACATGGGTAATGGACCATATTTATTATCCAATTAATTGGAGAGATAGATGGCCAGAGTATTATGGGGCAATGAACAAATACCAACGTGAAGGTAAGAATAAGCATGATGACGCTCCAGATGCTACAACCGGAATAGCTGAAAAGATAGGACAAGGCAATTCAATTTCATTTGATTAAGGAGGTGTTTAGATGTTTTTTATAGATAAGATATTAAGCAATGGATCTAATTCAGTAATGAGCCTAGAAGAAATTATCCAAGAAGAAATAAAAGAATGGCATGGCTCACAAACAAGACAATTAATGTTAGATGGAGAAAGATATTATAAGGGCGATACTGATATACTAAAACGTAAAAGAATGGCTATAGGTGAAGATGGAGAATTAGAAGAAGTTAAGAACTTAGCAAATAATAAACTAGTACATCAATTTGTTAGAAAGCTCGCAGACCAGAAAGTGGGTTATTTATTAAGTAAGCCTTTAAGTGTACAAACTGATAACGAAACATATAAAAATGTATTAGATGATATATTTAATAAGTCCTTTATGAGATTACTTAAGAATTTAGGTAAAGATGCCATTAATAAAGGTATAGCGTGGGCTCAAATTTATTATAATTCAGATGGTGAACTACGATTTAAGAGATTACCTAGTGAAGAAATTATTCCACTATGGAAAGATAGTGAACATACAAAGCTTGATGCACTTATTAGAGTTTATGAAGTTATAGTTTATGAAGGTAAAAATAAAAAGACAGTACAAAAGGTTGAATACTGGGACACAAAACAAGTATTAAGATATGTTAATGATAATGGTAAATTAATACTTGATGTTGAAGCTCCAGAAGATGAAGGGCATTTTAGTATGGTAGATGATAAAGGAAATAAACAGTCATTTACCTGGTCTAAAGTGCCTTTTGTATATTTCAAATACAATGATGAAGAACAGCCATTAATTAAGTTTGTTAAGTCCTTAGTAGATGATTATGACAGAAATAAAAGCGACAATAGTAATAACCTTGAGGACTTGCCCAATAGTATCTATGTTCTTAAGGATTATGATGGTGAAAACTTAGGAGAGTTTAGAAGAAATATAAGCCTTTACAGAGCTGTTAAGGTTGCTGGTGATGGTGGAGTAGAAACAAGGAATTTAGAAATTAATGTTGAAGCTTATAAAACTCATATAGAACAAACACGAAAGGATATTTACGAATTTGGTAGAGGTGTAGATACTCAATCAGATAAGTTTGGTAATAGTCCATCTGGAATATCATTAAAGTTTTTATATAATGATTTAGATATGGATTGTAATATAATAGAGACAGAGTTCCAGGCATCACTTGAATATCTATTGTGGTTTGTGAATCAGCATTTAATTAATACTGGACAAGGAGATTATACAGGTGAAAATGTAGAATTTATCTTCAATCGTGATACCCTTATAAATGAAACTGATAGTATTAATAATTGTCAAAATAGTGTTGGTATTATATCAGATGAAACTATAGTAGCCAATCATCCATGGGCTACTAAAGATGAATTAGAAAAGATTAAAAAACAGAAAGAAGAACATGAATCAATGTATCCCAATTTCCCTTTAGAAGATGATCCTAAGGATGATGTAGATGAAGAGTAGGGATTACTGGGAAAAACGTTCTCAAGTTGTAGCTAGTAAACAGTTTAAGAAAACAGATAATTATATTCTAAGTTTACATTTAGAGTATATGGAAGCTTTAAGCAGCATACAAAAAGATATAGAAATTTTTTATGCCAGATTTTCGCAGAATAATGAAATATCTTTACAAGAAGCTAGAAGGCTTTTAAATTCTAATGAACTACGTGAATTTAAGATGGACTTAAAAGAGTTTACTCGGAAAGCTAAAGATAATAAAAATTTGCAGTGGGAAAAAGAATTAAATAATGTATCTTATAAGGTAAGAGTTACTAGGTTACAAGCTCTACAAACTCAAATAAGGAATAGCATAGAAGATTTATATAGTAAACAGCAAGATAATACCACAAGCCTTTTAAATGGAATATATGAGGATACTTATTATAGGAATATCTTTGAAGTACACAAAGGCTTAGGAATAGGTATTAATTTTGCTAAGTTAGATACTAATACAATAAATAAGGTAATTACAGAACCATGGCATGGAGATAATTATAGTAGTAGGATATGGAACAACAAAGATAAGTTAATTATGGAGCTACAGACTAATTTAACACAAGCCTTTATCCGTGGTGATAGCATAGATAAAACTTCTAAAATAATAGCTGAAAGAATGGAAGTAGGTGGAAACAGAGCTAGAACATTGGTTAATACTGAAAGCGCTAATGTTGTTTCTAAAGCAACATTTAACAGCTATATTGGAAGTGGAGTTGTTAAAGAATATGAAATACTTGCTACTTTAGACTTACATACGAGTAAAATATGTAGATCATTGGATGGAAAAGTATTTAAAGTATCTGAAAAAGAAATAGGAGTTAATGCTCCGCCGTTTCATCCCAATTGCAGAACTACAATAATTCCTTATTTTGCAGATACATTTGATATAGAAAGAATAGCTAGAGATAGTGAAGGTGAAATTTACTATATAGATGGGAACATAAGCTATAAACAATGGTATGAGAAATATGTTGCTTAAGCTTCAGAACTTATTAAGTAAAAATAGTATGCGCATTTATTATGCCTAAAAATGAGGTGATATTGAATGGAACAATCTAATTGTACTAAATGTATTCATTATAAAGTTTGTAAATTTGTTAATAATAAAATACCATTAGAAGATTGGAATTTTATGTGGAACAATTTTAAAATTGAGTGTAAGCATTTTAAACGTGACGCGAAATTTATTACTTTAACTCCAACAATACAAATTAATGATGGAGCTACAAAAAAAGTTGATATTGATGAATTGATTAAGAAGCTTGAGAAATATATGAAAAGGGAGTTAGAAAATGCTGTTAAAGGTATATATGAATAGGAGAATTAAAGCTTATTATGGATGTTACAAAAGAAATTAATTGCATGAATGAAAAGAAGGGTAAGTCTTAGAAATAAGGCTTTTTATTTTATCTAAAAGAAAGGAATGATATAAATGTACAAATTAAATACTATTCAAAAAAGAGAAAATTTGAACAATGTTTACCCGCATGATGAGGAGGGAAATGGTGGTGCTAATCACGCTTATTTGATTACTACAGCCGATAAAGCTCAAACTGTGGGTTGTATTCAATTTCAAAATGGTGCAAGAAAAGAAGAAGGAAGTGTGCCTGGTGTAGCTAATGAAGATCTATTAGAGATAGTAAGGCATAGATTACAATGTTTCCAAGCTGGACCTTATTCAAGCAGAGAAAATGCCTGTGCGTTAAGCCACATAGAAGAAGCTTTAATGTGGCTTAATAGACGTGTTGAGGACAGGATAGAAAGAAATGTATTAGGAACTAAAAATAAATAAAAGAAGGGAGTAAATAATATGCCAAAATTAAGTGAAATTTTAGGAGAAGCTTATTCTCAAATACCAGAAGAACTACAAACTAAATACAAGGATGTTGATTTAGTAGATAGTAAGCAATATATTACTAAAGATAAATTTGATGCTTTAGATGAGCAGCTTAAAAATGCTAACACAACTATTACTGATTTAAAGAAAAGTAATAAAGATAATGAAGAACTTCAAACCAAGGTTACAGATTATGAAACTAAGGTTAAAGACTATGAAAAGAAAATACAGGATATGCAATTTAATTATGCATTAGAAGGAGCTTTAAAAGGTGCTAATGTAAGAAATACAAAGGCTGTTAAAGCTCTTTTAAATTTAGAAGGCATTAAATTAGAAGGTGAAAATGTTTTAGGACTTTCAGAACAAATAGAAGCACTTAAAAAGAGTGATAGTTATTTATTTGCAGAAGAACAAAAACCTAAGTTTTCAGGAGTAGAACCTACTGATAATTCAATAAAAGATCCAGTACCAAAAGATACAAGTAAAATGTCTTATACTGAATTATGCAAATATCTAGAAGAAAATCCTAATGTACAAATTTAAATAAAGAAAGAGGGAATATAATATGGCAAAATTTGATTCAAAAAGTTTTAATCCACAAGCGTTTGGAGCCTATGTAGAAAGAGTACCAAAATTAAAGAAAAATGAATTATTAAAATCAAGAGCATTAAAAGGAAATGCAGAAATTAAAAATGCTTTTAGTTCACAAACAGGAACTGCGTATGCAGTATTACCTATGTATGGTCGTATTGATGGTGACGCATTAAATTATGATGGACAAACAGATATTACAGCTACAAGCACAACTACATTTGAAAGAGGTGTTGTAGTCGTTGGTAGAGCTAAGGCATGGGTAGAAAGTGACTTTTCAGAAGATATAACTGGTGGAGTAAACTTCATGGATAATGTAGGAAATCAAGTGGGAGAATATTGGGATGATATAGATCAAGGCACATTATTATCAATATTAAAGGGTATATACTCAATGACAGGTGCTAAAAATTTAGAGTTCGTTAATAACCATACATTAGATATAACAACATTAGCAGATGATAAAAATGTTGTAGGATCAACTACATTAAATACAGCTATTCAAAAGGCTAGCGGTGATAATAAATCTAAATTTACCCTAGCTATTATGCATAGTGCCGTTGCTACTAATTTAGAGAACCTTAAATTACTATCATATCTTAAATATACAGATGAAACAGGTATTGAAAGAGAATTACAACTTGCAACATGGAACGGAAGAACTGTTTTAATTGATGATTCAATGCCAATAGAAGAAGTGCCTAAAACTGGTGATATAGAAGCATATACAAAATATACAACTTATGTATTAGGTGATGGAGCTTTTGACTATGAGAATATTGGTGCTAAAGTTCCGTATGAAATGTCAAGAGATCCAAAAACTAACGGAGGACAAGATACGCTTTATTCTAGACAAAGAAAATGTTTTGCTCCTTATGGAATTTCTTATATAAAGAAATCCCAAACAACATTATCACCAACAGATGAAGAACTTGCTAATGGTGCTAACTGGGAGCTTGTTAATGATGGAGGTTCAGGAAGTGCTAAACAATATATAGA